TTATAACTTCGTCTCCGATTTTCACATCAGAAATCTTTTTAAGAGAACCATCTGACATGGCTAACATACTGTTTTTACTCAGCTTTTCACCCATTTTCCAGAACTCCAAGGCTGCTCCGTATACAACAGAGTATAGGTCAATCTTTTCCGCCATTTCCATGAAAAACTGCTGTACTTTTTTATTCTTACATGTAATGTTTATTTTGCTAATTGGATATGAGGCATGAAGGTTTATTGCGTTTCTAACGATTGGATGTGTATCATAAAACACACGATTCCATGCGTTCATAGTGACGCGATCTCTAGGTAAGTTTAGATTCGCAAGCTGGAATAATGGAGAATATATCTCTGGAGACATTCTGTCTGAAGAGGCAGAGGTAGTCGGTCCCGGCATGGGAGAAGCTATGGATCCTCTCTTTATAAGATCTATACTTCTTTTTCTAAATCCAGGACTATGAGCTATAGAGCCAGATAGGGTTGAGTTCTCTAGATTGTCCATATCCTTATTTGCTGCATCGGAAATCTGAGCTCTTCTTACTTCAGATATTGATTCGGCAGACTTTTTAGTCAATACGGTTGGAGGTCGATTTATTCTTCTAGTCATAATTATATTCTCCTCTTAACGCTTGCTATCACCGATCTCGGATAATCAGACTGCTTTTTCATGCCTGGTTTAATAGTAAATCCTTCAGTTAAATCAAATTTATATGCCATATAAGCATACATCAGTGCCATAAATCCATCGTTTGGAGAGTTGCCTTTAACATAAGTTTTCATCGGTTGTCCTCCAGATATTCTTATCTTTGACTCCATAGAAGTGCAGTGCTCTATTAACCACTCAAAATATTCGTAGCTTTTCCATGGAAATCTAATCTTTCCCTTTCTAAACAATTCTATTAATTCGTCAATTAATAAATCTTTATTATAAGAAATAATTAGCTCATCCTCTCGATATTTAGTGGGATTTATAAGGCTTCCGCTTCCCTGAGCGCCGATGAGCTTATCTCCATACATTAATTGTAAACTCGCAACAACGTCTTGGCCAAAGAACCAGTCGGAAACTCCTCTAGTTATTCCGAACCTTCTATACATTTCTTTTATGGTATCTTTTTTGAATTCAAATGTATTCTTCTTGAGCTTATGAGCATGCTCAATATTTAGCACTCCGTCTTCACCAGCGGAGATAACAACGACACAAGAGTACGACTGGCCTCCGCTTGAATGGGGATCATCATCTTTTCCGCCCCAGTCAGAGCCAAGATATGTTGGTTTTTCATGATGAGCAATAGATTTTGAAAAATATCTATCAGGATCTCTGCATAGCTGATAAATCTCAGCTTTAGTTAGCGGAGCACCAGCTCCAGAGTAAAACTCTCCAAGAGCTTCATTCTTCCAAAGTCGCTCAGTCTGTGCTGGATTGTTTTCCGGCATTAATTTTTCTATATTTTCTTTAGAAAAATATGGAATATATAGCTGGTTTATATGAAAGCCAACAAAGTCGCAATCCGTGCCGGGCCTTGTTGATACCCATTTCCCAAGCTCTATGGCCTCTATCTTTTTCTGTTTTGTTCCACAAAGTGGGCACTGAATTGTATTTTCATAGAGCCAAATTGATTGCCATCTATTATCTTCCGGAAGATAAAACGGATATGTTTTCTTGCAATTAATGCAGCCCAAATGATAATATCTTTGGTCAGATTGATTCCAAGTTGTTTCAAAATGAGTATTCTTATTTTTTGGAGTTCCAAAGTAAACTTGAACGCCTTGACCAATTGGGCCATACTTTGCGGCCGTTAAAGTTTTATTAGCATTACCTATTGCATGCCCCAGCATTTCTTGAAATTCATCATAAACGGCAACATCAACGGTCATACCACGAATTCTATCACCGTCCGAGCCAAGACTATCTATCCAAAGAGTTCCTGTGTTGAACTGCTTCATGGTTAAATTATCTACCGCATTTGAGCTCATCAGCTTATTTTTGGTGATGAAGTCATCTTTGGCGGTTCTTATTAAGTTTTCTAATTTGTCTTGGGAGAACTTCTTTACCTGACCTAAGGCTGGAAAAAGGTGAAGAACTCTAATGTTTGGATCTGTAAAAAGACCGCTATTTGTAAAGTATAAATCAAGAGCGGCAGCCATCATGGTGGCACCGACCTGACGGCCCTTCTTTATGACAACCGGCTTTCCATCTGGCCTGGTAGCCTGAAGGGCAATGTACCGATATATATCGGACATAAACTTCCAGCCATTATCCAAAACATTGAATTCGGCTCCATCTAAGGTTAGGTTATTTTTTACAAAATGAGATGGGTCAAAGTCGAGGAAATTTGTCTTTAGCTGTTCGAATAGGTCTTGTTCACTCTTTTTAGCCGCCATTTTACCCAATAGAAGGATCTGCGTGCGATATATATTCCGCTATCTCGTTGGCACTTTCTTCCTCCGAGGAGTCTTCTGGTATATATTTTACTTCGTCTCTAGAGCTTTTATCGCCTATAATTTTTTGGACTAAAGCTTTAAACTTTTTATCATCTATTAAGCTTTCAGCTCTTTGAAATTCAAGCGTTGGATGCTGCCGGCAATGTGTCATTATTCCGAGCAACCCAACGTCACCCCTATCTTTCGCAAAATCTTTTATATAAGTTATGATTGCCTCTAGTAACCTGAAGAGCTCTGAGTTGCACTCTCGACATTTATTTCTTTCGCAAGAGCATCCTTCGCTTTCAGAAGATGTATCTTTAGCTACCTTCGCTTGCTCCGGATCGCTCATATCTTTTATCAAGTTAAATCCGGCTCTAGTTTTCATATCTGCCATCTTTTCATCAATACTTGAAAAATCTTGCCGCTTTTTGATAATTGTTTTTAAATTATCTAAATAATCAGCATTCTTTTCTAGGTTTTTTGAAAAATCATCAAGCCAGCCTGCTTTAGACTCGGAGCTATAATCTTCGGTTATATTTTGTCGATTTATTTTCATTATATATTACGCAAAATAATTCTTTAAGAAATCCACGCCGCCCTTGCCTTCTTCGTCGTTTAGCTCCTCAGAGTATGTTCCTCTGTCTTTAAAGATTGGGAATCCGCTATCCATGCAAATCTGCATCATTGCTAACTCTTCCCTCTCGGTAAGGTCATACTTTTTCTTTAAAAATTCATATACGTCTTCTATCGGGTGACCGCCAGAGATATGCGCGTTAACCATCATTCCGGTAATTGCGCGCTCAAACGGAGTCATTGTGATAACAATATTGTTCGGCGTCCGAGCCTCTTTAACAAGCTCATTATACTCTACTGACTCTCCAGAGGGCTTTGCCCAAGTCGGCGGGAGCTTTGCGGCAGCCTGCTTCGCTTGGGCTTCTTTTAATTTTTTCTTAAGCTTATTTAAATGATCCTTAAGAACCATTGTATCGCGAATAATGTTTACGCGAACATCCTCAAGCGCCTGAATATCAAGGGCATTGTCACGATCATCTCTGATTGCTCTAGAAATATCACTATTAACTCTATCCAAAAAGCTAAGAGCCCTCTCACATCCAACGGTAGTTCTTCCGTCATGCTGCGGGATTTTGCCAGGATATTGATCAGAGATATATTCCATAAACTTAGTTAGGTCACCATCATTTTCATAATCGGTTTCTTTCTCTTCTACGTCGTCCTCTAGCTCTTCAGCTCTAACGTCAGATCCAGGTAGAAGATCTCCAAGCGTAACATCTCCAAAGTCCTCTATAAGCTCCGTTACGTCCTCATCTAGTGATTCTAGCTCTTCTGAAAGACTGCCGAAACTCTCGTCACCCTCAGCCATTGGCTCCAAAACTTCTTTTAAAGTTTTGCTTAGGTCATCTTCACTCGGCGCATCATCTAGAGAGACTATAGCTCCGATTAAGCCTTCGGGGCCTTCCTGAACCTCTTCTGAGAAGAATGTTTCATCAGCCTCATCATATATATATGACTCCATTGGCCTAGCTGCCTCTTTGAAAATTATTTGCTCTACTTGCTTAGACATATTTTCTCCTATCCTATAAGGCTGTATATACCGTAATATATATTTCTACTTTCATTATTGTCTGAATACTGATCTAGCGGATATCCATATTGTGCTTCTGGCATATTACCAATCATAGTGTGTGGGTACAGTGGGCTTCCGGTTAATCCAGCGCCAGAGCCGGCAGGAAGTCTATCTTGGTTCTCGTCAAACTTACAATCAACTGCGCCTTTCTCCTCAAAAATTCTATCAGCAAAGGGGCATTTGTGTTTTTCTTCCGTCAGAAACATTAGATCCATATTTTTCTCTATAATTTCGTCGCGATCCTCTTTGGTTTCAGCCAAATCAACAAGAGTCATATCCCTTATAATACTGCTTCCATTTTCTTTTACAAACCCAATGCTTCCACAGCCTTCGGCTATTGGAAGCCCAAACGGACATTGATGAATGTTTCCTCTGATCATTTATATTCCTATTGTTTTAATAATATTAGTAAAATTAAATATTATCTAGATAATGTTTAACCATCTTTCTTTTTATTAACTCATCTTTGAAGGCTCCAACCATTGGAACCAGAGTTAAAAGGTTTGTTTCTAATAGATATTTAATTGTAATATCCGAATTAGCATCAAGGGACTTTGCCATAATCGAAGTTATAGCCGCCGGCTTAACAAATAACGATCCATCTAGCTTGAAGTTATCTTTATTTAATTTTATATAAGATATTATTTCTTCATCAATTTTAAATCCCAAACGAGCGGCAAAGCTAATTGCACGAAAAGCTCTTCTCGGATCATCGCTGATAGTTATCTCGGATGGAACGCAAGTTTTTATTATTCCTTCTCTCAGATCATTTAACCCAGCTTCAGTTGGATCATAAAACTCTTTCGTTTCTAGATCTATATGAATAGTGTTTATAGTAAAGTCCCTACTATATACTTCATACAAGGACACATCCTTGATATTAAGATTTTTATCTATATACTTAACCGCTCTTTCTGAAATAAAATTGCTAGAAAAATCAAGAATATATTCGTCAAGATATACGGAAATATGTCCATCCGGAAATAGCCTAAATAGCTCATCAAATGTATATGCGGCGGTTATAGCAAAGCGAGTTGTGTCGGAGCCGTTGGTAGTTAGGTCTATATCAGAGAGGCCATCGGGCGCTCCCAGCGCCATATCTCTTGGGATTCCGCCAACCAAATATGGTCGAGAAATATGATTCTCTCTGCAAATAGTCAGAAGTTGACTATAAAGACTTTCTAGCTCCATAGAATTTTATCCCCCCATTGATTCCGGAGGAGTCTCCGGCTCTAATTCTGGTGCTTCTTCCACTGTTTCTTCCACGGCTTCTTCAGGCTCTTTGGCGGCAGGCTCTTGAGCCCCAGGCACACCAGCTCTTGAAGCAGCAATGGCTTTAGCGTTTGCAAGCTGCCCCATCATTTTTGTAACTCTTGTTAGCGCATATGAAAATGAATCAATAAGTTTACTTTGAGACTCTGCTAACTCCGGAAACATAGATGCAACACCAAGTTTATCCAACATAATATCAAACTCAGCAAGCTGGCGAATAATTCGTCTATCAGCCAGGAGTCCAGCTACTTCATCTAACTTAGTAGCTGCATCTTCTAGGTTGATATCTCCCGCTAAAAACTCATACTCTCCAGGCCTCGCCCCAGGAATTGGAACAATATCACGAAGCTTTGCAGCCTCAACATCATCTGGCCCAGGAATGTCGTGACCAGAGTCTGACTCAGCGGGCTCTGTATCAGCCTCCACAGGCTCAACGCTAGCCTCCGGGTTGTCCGGCAACTCTGGGGCTAGAGCTGCCGGCTCTGGAGCCTCAGCACCGGGCAGTGGACCCGGTGCTGCATCGGGGGCCATAGTGGGCTCCGGAACCACCTCTTCCATAGGAACTTCTTGAGCTATCTTCCTCAGTATCCCTGCTGCCTCCATAGAGCCGGCACGCTCAAAGGTTGACGCCGTTTTAAAGGTAACATCTGAAAGGGTTCTTGCTAACTTAATATTCTTTGCAAGAATGCTAAGAGAAACAAGGGCTTCTGCTAATTCTTTGTAATTTTCATGATCAACATATGTATCGGATCTGATGAGCTTATCAACTCTCCTTAGTGCTCCATAGAGCTGCTGCTTCCAAGTAATGAATAATTTCTTTTCTTCAACATTTTTTGTAGAACTCTTTGACGCATTATCAAATGTATCTCTACGGAAGGAATCTCCAGGCATATTATTGCCAGTATTTTTATCGAGATATGAGCTTCCGCTCCCAGCATAATAAGGATTATTTCCCTGCCCTAAATCAGATTGGTAAACCGCTTTTTTTTTCATTTTGATCTCCTCTTCAAGACTATATTTTAGATGCTCGCCCGAGCTATAATATTCAAACCACTTATTAAATTTACGTCTCTCTTCTTTATCTAAAGAATTACTATAATATTCCAAAGCATTAGCCTTAGACATCTCGTCACTTTCAATTGAAGTATATATCTTGTAAACAAGGTCTAGCCATTTGCTTATATTATATTCCTCGTCTACCTCTTCTGGTGATAGTCCGGGGCTGGGGTATGCAACCTTTGTTATATCTTTTGAGTCTAGTTTTGCTTTTGTTATTAAATAATAAGCATCATTTTTGTTTTTGATATCTAAGCTTAATATATTTTTAAAATCACCATCAGATAAACGGGCCCTAATTTCTTTTGAGGCTTCTTTTACTAAAATATACTTTTTTAATTTTGTATCCGAATCAACCCCTATAGAAGAAAGATATTCGGCCCTCGCAATAAGCATACCAAATTCTTTGCTCTTCTCTCCAGACGAGAGATTTATAAGCCTTTCATAAAGGTAGTTGTTAACCTTCTTCATTTTTTATCAAGCCTGCTCATCAGAATATCTAGTTGTTCGAGAAACTCTTTTTTATTTATCATCCTTACTGTTTTTATCTGCCTCTTCATATAATCTATAAAAATCTTCAAATGCGCCTTACTAATGGCTGTATCATCTAAATATAAATCTGTATTATCTCGAATCCATTTTTCAAAAGATATCAAGCTATTGGCATTTTCTATCCTAAAATTTTTGAAAACTCGTCCATCAGTAAACATCTATAATATCTCCCTCTATAAGCTTGATATTATTAGCATCTAATGCTCTTATTTTGTGATCTAGGCGGCTAACAAAAACTCCAACCAGCTCTGGGCTGATATCTTGCAGGATTCCAAGGACTACTTCTTTGAGCATTTTTGCTTGCTCATTAACTATGTTTATGTTGATATTATGATCAATTCTTGTGTCAGCAACACCTTCTACATATTTTTTCCAATCTTGCATTAGTGATTTCATAGTATTTATATATTCTATAAATACTTTATCCTCCCTTATGGAACCACCGCCTGTATCTAATAGGTTATAATAATGCTCAATTCTTGATCCAATAACTTTATCCATTTCCAGCAGTCTTCTTGCTACATCAAGTTCCGATGTGGCAATCTCATCTATTTTCTGTTGATAGGCAGAAGATGAAGCTATTACCAGCTTTGTTTCCGCATCTAAAGCCTCTCGATCCACTTCTGTTCGCTTATTCTTAATGTCATCTAAGAGATTACCCTTTAAGTTTAGATTTTCTCCTCTAAACTTTTGAAGAGTCATATATGACACGTGAAGACGTTTTGTTCTTGGATATTTCTTTTTCAGCCAAGCCTCTACAGACTTAACAGAATCGCCCTCTAAGAGCTTTGAGATAATATCTTCTCTGTCTGGATGGTTTAAAACTTTTTTGCTCATTTTGTTCCTGCTGCTTTATTGTAACGAAAAGGCCCCAGCTATATTTTACCAAGCTGGGGCCTAATTCTTGAGATATTTAACGTTGTTAAAAAATCAATTATTTTTGCTTAGCAGCGAATCTATGTATGTTGCCTCGCCAGTTAATCCCTTTTCATCTAGATGAGTAGCCAGTCGAATCAAGTCACGAACTACGCTTGATGAGACAGCGCTTATTTCGCTAGCCCCGTCTACGATAGTCGCCTCTTCTTCGCTCAAATTAGCGTTAGTCATTTGTGCAAGACTGCTTGGATCTAACTTATAATCAGAAGATGGATCTTCATGAGCCTTAAACAATGCTGCAATTTCACCCATGGTGAGCGGGCGATTCTCACGCTCAGTAGGCAAGACCTCTGTTGGGCTTGCTGCTGGAGCCTGTAGCCCGAGCACTTCTCTCACCCAAGGAGTCGAACGATCAATATCCCGGTAGGGCGGTGGGTAACCGGCATCCATAAGGACTCTCAACTCCTCTTGGGTAAGGGCATCTTCATATCGGGGCCCCAGCGCCTCAAATCTCCACTGCGCATCAAATCCTTGCGCCTGCTTCAGAATAAGATCAAGGCTATCAGCCTCTTTTATCAGGCCCTTTTCGTCCAAGAGGCTTGCTAGGTTCATGAGATCTGATTGTAAGCTTACACTTCCGCCTGGGAATTCTCTGCCGTCCTCAGACTTGAACCCCTCATTGTAGTCATAGATTTTATTTGTATATGGATCCTGCATGATCCCATCTCCTATTCGTCTAGCCTGTACGCCGACACGATCCGGAGAGTATCTGGTAGATAGTGAGGTGTTTGCCTCAGACTCTGTAACTTTTGAATCCTCATGTTGTCGCCCAACATTGTATAACGCCTCTATGTCTCTAGACGGAGCCTCTCCACCTCTTTGCAATAGATATTGAGGTCTTGTGGCATACTCCGGAACAACATTAGACTTAAAATGCTGGAAAATACCATGCTGATCTTGCGAAACTTTATGCAAAGCCTCCAACTCGGTATCTGCCGCCTTAGACGCTTTATTTAATGTAAATAATATCTCCGTTCTTTTGTTGGGCATAATGTTCCTATGTTAGTGTGATTTTGGAAGTAGAGATTAGGGCTCCAGAAAGATCTGAGTCTAAATGCTGAATCCCTCTGGCCTTAGGTATGATGCGGCCCTTTGAATCAAAAGTAATCTTACTAACTGGCAGACCAAGCTTTGGACTATATAGCTGAACTGAGGTTGGGATATTGATTAGATCACCACGATCAAACGCGTTCTTAATGAGGGTATCTCGCTCTGAACTGCCAGTTGCATGCTTTAGGAGCTTAGAGAACCGATCCAAAGAGGCTACGTATTTCGTGCTTCCAAATTTAGATTCAATAACTCGCAATGCAGCTTCGGCCTGCTTCAGATTAGAGCCGGCAACACCTGAGTCCATCTGGTTGACCAGCTGAGCATATGTCATGCGGCCCATCTCTTCTTCTGCTCTTGAGACTTTATTGATCGAATCAGTATTGGCAGCTTTGGCGAAAACATCTTTTAGGCCAGAATTATTTAGCCTATATTTCTCGCCAGCGACAACAAAGTGGGATGGGATTACCGGGCTACCATTCGGCATATCAACAGATATAAGTGCATTGATCTGCCCTATTGCTGACGGGATAGATGCAGTTAGATTTAACGTTTTGGTGTTAGCTGATACTAATTTAATCTGAGATTGATTCACACCAAGGCTCGAAAGCTCAGCCGACACAACACTAATGGCGGATCTTACTTGATCTCGGCTAAAGATTGTAGCAGCCGCAACAAGATCATTGTCTAGACTGGCATACTTTTCTAGTGCAGCAGGCATTGCGGGACTTTCTATCGTTAGATCTCCAAAGGCCCTCTGTGCTTCGTACTTCCCTCGGGATGCTTTCTTCGTAAAGTTATTCATATCTTTTACGAAAACAAATAAGTTTTCTTTATTTAGCTTTACTAGCGAATCATTCTGAACGAAAGTCGTTGGGAGCGATGCTATGCCGTTGGTTACTTGAACCGGAATCGGAACGTTTACCTGTGTAAAATCAGATGTGCTTATTGAGGCGTTACAAAGAACGAAATGCTCATTAGATCTAATGGCGGTCACTTCTGACGGCTGATACCCTAAGGCGACTAACTGTAGCTTCGCAAACTTCTCTGCTCGCCTAAGAGTATTTTCCGATAGAGCGGAGAATACTGTTTTCTTATCTAAGGAAAATGCTCCTGATAACTCCTCGGAAAGCTCTGAGGAAGAATATAATGGATCCAATTTATTCTCCATTGGAATCCTAGAGGCTGTTCCCTTGTATTTCTGCGCCTCAGCGGCCTGCTTGCTAGTAAGCAGATCTTCTAGCTCAACTCTGAACTGAGATCTTCCGCCGGACATACCATACAGGTGATCGTAGGCTTCCGTAATCTCCTTCTGAGATACAAAGCTCTGCTTTGAGGCTACCTTTACAAAAACATCCCGCATGTAGCCTATCAGGGCATCACCGGGATTTCTTTCGGCAGAAGCTATTAACCGAGTTGCAACATATCCAGATGGATATGTTTTTCCGTTATTAAGCTTATCTAAAGCTTTCTTAGCTTGTTCTGCAATTTTCTTTATTTGATCCATTATAATCCCTTTAGCTTGTTTTAAACATTTCCGGAAACAAGCCTCTTATAGCTGAGGCTTTTGCTTGTGTTTGAGCTTCCAAAACTTTATTTACAAAAGAGTCATCCGTTGTTGCCATATCTAATAGCGCTGATTTGAAAGTAAATATATCATCTGCAGAATATCCATATTCCTCGGATGAAAACGAACAAATAGGAACGTCTTTATAAGACAGGGTCACGTTGTCGTGATCGTAATTGCTGGAAGCCTTCCAGTTTCCACCCTCTTTCGTTTGAAAGCTTGGATCGGAACTTCTTACCAAGAATGTTTCTCCATCAACTTCCTCAGAAACCCACAGATCATTATATTGATCTCCAAAAACTTTGTACATATCGAATGCAATTTTTTTGAACTGCAAATCTTCAGTCAATAATATTCTGTCCTTCGTAGACAAGTCTGCCGTCTCTTTTTTGGCTAACGCCAGTAATACCTCGTCTAAGTTTGACATTAATTATGTTCCTCGCTGTAAAATTTATCTTTATTAATAGAAAACAAACAGGCGTTACTAGCTGAAATGTTTCGCATATATCTTATACATAATTAGTAGCTAATCTGCCTCTTCTTTATTTATCTCTTGAATTTTATCTAGTATATTGTTTATATTAACATTGTTTTTGCAAATCTTTTGAAGTTTCTTTACAATCCCGCCGTATCTCTTCTTGTGATTTCTATAATCAATATTACCATGCATAGCTTTGTGTACGGCAGATTGGGTGATGCCAAGATGCTCAGCTATACTATTCTGAGTCTTACCCATAAGCCTCATAAATAATATTTTCTTTTGATGATCAGTTAAGTGCGGGCCGTTTACGATTTCGTAAATCTCATCAAGAAGTGCTTCTTTCAGGTCAGATATTCTTTCATCTGACGTATTAGCCATCATGACGCTGCCCATGCCACGTTCATTAGAGAAATTATTTAATTTTGCCGATTCAAATGATATTTCTACAATTTTATATTGATATGACTTACTTTTTTTCTTCATATTGGCTTACCAAAATTCTGGAATACTCTGCTTAAAGTCTTTAAAGAAAGATTCTCGATTCTTATTCGGTAAAGAGAAATATTCGTCTACATCCTTTGTGTTAGAGGGAGGAATTAAAAACCTAAATTTAATTCCCTTATTTATGTATTTTTCATAAATTCTCTTGGCAGAGGATAGTCCAGCTTCATCGCCGTCGAGAATAAATGTTACCTTGTCAGTATATCTTGCTAACTTTAGAAAATGATTTTGTGAAAATGCAGTACCACATATGGCAACCGAATTATCTAAACCGTTCCGGACCATAGACAGATAATCAAAGTATCCTTCTAATACATAAACATTATTATTTTTTAGAATTGATTTTTTAGAATTATTTAAACCATATAATATATTCGCCTTCTTATAAGAGGAGTTTTTATACTTCGGAACCCCTATGGCCCTTCTTTCTGCGTCAGTTAGCAGGGCTCTTCCGCTTATTCCTACTGGATCATTATGCTCTGAGAATATTGGAAAAATTAAATAAAAATAATTTGAGAAATCACTACTCCTGGTCATATTTAAAATATTCAGCTTAGACAAAGTCTCTTCGGAGACATGCTTTGTTAGGGCTCCTATGCTTTGCGGAAAGTATCCAATCTTATTAGATCTGATTAACTCTTTGGACAATCCCCTATCTTTTATAAGATATTTCAGACACGGCTGAGAGGATCTCAGGTTCGCATGACAAATATCAACAAGCTTTGCTATTTCAGTAGTTTCATTAATCATTTATAGCCCTATTCGCCCTCATATAATTCTACAGCCTTTGCCATACTATCTGTTATGTTAATTTTGCATCCCTTTCCTCCCTGAGGACAAGACTTACCAACAAGGAGCCCAGACGACATGGTCGCCTGCACCATCTTATCGCATGTTTTGCACGGAAATACAAATGCCTTTTTATTATGATCTCTACGAATATCTCCGTTTGCTCTCATAGACAGTTTTGTATAGGAGGATAGGTCACTTAAATCATCTCCACACGCATTACATACAATAGTATCTCTGTCTACATCAAGAGAGGCATCTGTCATGCCATCACTGTTCCTACACCCTACATTACAACGAACAATCATTATACGCCTCCAAGGCTTAATTCTGACATTAACGGATTAACTTCTTCCTCTTCTTCGTCATCCGCCTCACCTAGAGGCGGCTCTGAATTATTAATATAAAACTCTCTAATCTCTGCCAGATGTTTGGCCATAAGCTCTGGGCGATCCGCGAGATACTGAATAGAGGCACCCCTCCCTACTATATTTGAACCCTCAATGCAATAAGTTTTAGTGCTCGGCCTTGTTATTAAATTGTACTTTATTGCTAAATCGAATATCTCAATATCTTCTTGAACAATGCCCTTTAGGTACTCGATTTTATATTCAGCAGTTTTGTAAGGAGCACCAACTTTATTCTTCTGAATCTTAGCCTTAACTGTATGTCCAATTTTTTGACCACTAGAATCACTGATTGCTTCACTTGCTGAAGTCATTGGTGCCATGTTTAGCATCAAGCTACAAGCGTGCTTGAGAGCCTTTCCGCCTGGGCTTGAGTTATGATTGACTTGACCATTCGCGATATAATTCTCAGTTTCTGGAACAGTAGTGTCTACAATACACAGGCTTTCGTCAATTACTTTCGCATCCGGATGATCTGCGAGGCGAACATATTCATCTCCAACAAGAATCCTGTGATCTGCCGACCCTCTTAGGTCCTCCAGAAGATAGTGCTTAGATACGGTAGGCTTTACTACGAATGTAGTCATCGGACTAAACCCAATTGATCCATCTGAAAATTGAGTTTCAACTTTTATATCTAATTCTGAAATATCAATAGTGACCGGAGTATTCATATCATCCAAGTCTAAAAATCTGTTTGCAAATTCAAAAAATGTTATTTCCTCTGTTATAATCGACACAATACTCTCTCCTTGATAATATTCTCTATTGATTGAGATTTTATTTCATCTTCCCAGATAATCACTTGTTTTGGGAATGTTTGCGAAACCCTTTCAAGCCTCTAGGCGTCCCTCAGGCGCTGCTGCTTAGCCGTCCTACTGGAGAATAATACAGCTGTGATGAAGATAAAATTCTTTTTGAATTCCACCATATGGAATTCCGCTTTCTCTTTTTGCTGGCTCACCCTTCTTGAGCTGCGAACTCAGCTGCATGCTAGTTACTGGCTTGTTGTCTTTCATTTTAAATGTAAATACTCTATCATATTCCCTCCTATAGTCTTATTAGGACTTATTAATGGAGCTATATTTCGTATCGAATTTTAATCTTAGTTGTAAACGGATCAACACAGGTCGGATCACCAAACATTTGGCCTATATTAACTCTTACTTGGTTTATGCCTATGAATACGACGTTTGCCTCAGCAACCACTGGAGTTAGTTTCTTTAATTCCGTTGACATAAATCTCGGAATGGGAGCCATGTTAGACTTTCCGATATCCGCAGATATTTCCAGTGGAGTATTTAGTACTGCGATAGAATCTAGTACTATAATTCCAAGATTCTTAAACTTCGGATCAACACCCTCGATGACATGATCCAAAATACCCCTCATGCCCTTCGTGACCTTCTTGGTTGTCTTATTGACTTTAGTCTTCCCAAGCAGACCCTCAAAGATTTTCTTAGCCTCATTCGTTTTAATTACCATCACTCTCGATATATCAACGCCTTGTTTCTCTGCCCAGGTTGGATCATAAGTATATTCGGCATCAATGAATAATGCTGTATTATTTGGATTTTCGTTTAGGTATTCTCTAATACAAGACAGTGCAAGCATTGTTTTCCCGGAACTTTCCTTCCCGGCAAACTGAGTAATTCTTCCTCTTGGCACTCCGCCAATACCGATTGCCTCATCAAGCGATGGACTGCCAGTGCTAATTGACTCATATTTTGTAGAAATATTCCCATCAAAAAAGATAGAATCTTCTCCAAAGAACTTAGTAATTTCCTTCTGTGCTTCAGAAGGAGTCATTTTTTTAGACATTAAATCTCCAATTAATATTTATGTGATAAAGTGCCCTCTTGTGGTGGCCTCCATCCTGCGGGAGCCTGCCAGCTAGAAGGATTCTCAGGCTGCTCAGAAACCACAGCATCGGTATTTATCAAGAGCAACGATATACTTGTGGCATTTTCCAGGGCAGTTTTTGTAACTTTTGTAGGATCTATCACTCCAGACTCAACCAAATCTTCGTAAGAGTTTGTGGCAGCATTATATCCATAATTAAAGTTATCCACGCCTAGCACATTGTCTATAATTTTATTGCCATCTTCATAAGCATTAACTGCAATCTGATACATAGGCCTCGCACACGCGCCTATAAGTACGCGTGCGGCCGGGACTAGATCCTCTTGTAGCAAGCTTAAGTCAACCTCTTTTGCTGCTCTCAGTAATGCTGTTCCGCCACCGGGTACATAGCCCTCCTCAATTGCGGCTCTTGTGGCGCAAATTGAGTCCTCAACTCTGTCCCCCTTTTCTCTAAGCTCCAATTCGGTTGAGTAACCAACAGATATTACTGCTGCTTTATTCTGAATAAAAGCTATGCGCTTCTTAGTATCTAGCCTAGCAGAATCTCCTATCAGCTTACCTAGATCTTCGTTATAAATGCGAAGTTTCTCCTCATACCTCACCGGATCCTTATCTCCTTCTAGAATCTTGGTAGAGAATCTATTCACAGACACCCTCTTCGCAAATCCTAGATCAGATACCGCTGCGTTCTTCAGTGGAACACCACTTTCTTCTGAGAAAACCTTTGTGCCAACAAGAACAGATAGAGCTTCTAACCATTCGCTCTGAGTCGGCCCAAAGACTGGAAGATTAACTGCAACTGCCCGAAGTCTTCCGAGCTTGTTATTTGCAACCAGTGTTGTTAACACCTCCTGTTTTACGGCTTTAGCGAGAATAAGAACCGGAACATTATTGTCAGACAACTCATTAAAGAGTCCTAGGCAAGAAGACAAGTTCGCGATCTCGTCATTGCAAATTAGAATTCTACAATTATTTATTTGAGATTCGGTTTGTCCTTCTTCGGTTAAGAACGCTGGAGTTATAAATCCTGATTCTATTTCAATTCCATCTGTAAACCTAACTGAGTTCCCAGCTTCGGGGAAAGCCTCAGCTACCACTGTTCCGTCCATCCCTACAGCATGAAAGGCTTCTGCAATTTTATTGCCCAACTCGGAGTCATTGTTGGCAGAGATGGTTGCAATATTTCTTAAGTCCTCTAGTGAGGAAACCTCAATCGATCTTGTGTTGAGATTCCTGATGATCTCTTTCAGGGCCCACTCTATTCCTGCTTTAAAATGTAATGGGCTATAATTTGTCTCAATTAAAGCACACCCTTTCTTGAGGATTTCATGAGTAAGCACTGTGGCGGTTGTTGTTCCATCCCCTGCTATAGCGGCGGTTCTTCCTGCCACCTCTTTGATCATCTGACAGGCAAGCTCCTCAACCGGATCTTCTAAGGTAATCTCTCTGGCTACCGTAACTCCATCCTTAGTGAGAACTGGCGCTCCCACAAACTTTCCGAGAATTACATTCTTTCCTTGAGGCCCCATTGTTACTGCGACAACTTTTGCTAACTTCTCTGATCCGGAGAGGATTTTAGCTCTAGCATTATTTTTAAAAGTTATATCTTTAGCCATTATTTCTATCCTTGTATATGTATGTTAAACAAACCGCTATAGCATCAGCTTCATCAAGACATTCTTTTGCTAGATTTCCGGCTCTATTTTTTCTAGTCTCAAAGCCCTCAAAGTACTTACAGATGTATTCGAACGCTTCTTCTTTTGAAGTAATTTTCGTTTTAGACATCTTGCTTAAGATAGATCTTATCGTACTTACTGCGTAACTCGTTGGCTCCATATTGATAGCCTCCAAGCACCCCATTGATGTTACCTCATTAAATAACGACAATGTGATGATTGTTCTAGCTGTACTTTTCCCCCTTGGGAATCTACTCGCATAAGATTCTAGGGCTACAAAATCTGGATTCTTTTGCTTCAGAAAACTCTTTAGAGTATCTGAATAGCTTAATGCCCGAAAGGCAAGAGATCCCTTCGTAGACTTAGGAGGCTTTATGTGGCCATACTCTATAAGGTGTTCGGTCTTATCATCATATGCGATAATACACCACCCTGTGGTTGCCGACGATACATCTAATCCTAGTATTCTCTTCATATTTTTCATAAAAAAGGCGCACAGAGATTATACTCTGTGCGCCTTTTTATCTAGGTTAGAAAAGGACTCTTATTCGAAATCGAACTCAAAATCCTCGCTCGTTGCAGTTTTGCTGTTGGTGCCCGTTGTCGAATCTGAGTCACCCTCAGAGAGGCTCCAGCCCATCTTTGCCGCCACCGCTTCCGACGTAGCCGGAGTGATGAGCTTCTCCAGATTAACTCTATCATTGAACTCAACAAACTTTGACTTAAAGTCTGACGATAGAGCCTCTTTGGGGTTCGGCGTTACACTGTATAGCGGCTGCTGGCCCTTCGGACCCCTGTTGACAGTAATATCATATGCCGTTACCTTGCCCCATCGGGAGTTGTTGTACAGAGACTTAATTCCGTTATAAATCTGAGGGCCAATCTCTAGGAGGCGGAACTCATCATCAGTTCGATCAAGAATTTTCACGAACCATCGGGCCTGTCTCTTGAATCCTGAATCCTCAAGCCGACGAACCAACTCGGGATGATTTGCTGGCGAATTAACCTTGCCCTTAGTTCCATCGGGCCCTGTGACCCAATGAATATAAAACTGAACAGGATTGCCCATAACGCGAACAATATTCTCACCCTCTGTTAGTCTAGCAAAATCAGACTTCTGTGAAGACTCTGAATCTGCTGAATTCCAATCAACCTCTCCAAATACCATATTTCCCATATCTACTCCTTGTGCTTAAGAGCACAAATTAGCCATTTGCACGTTATTACGCAGTATTGCGCGGTATTGTGCGTTGTTTGGCTCTGTGGATTTATCCCCAATCTATCTCTTCGGAGTCACCTCCGAAATCATTTGACTGAGAATTTCCGGGGAACGTATCACCCTCAGTCTTTGAAGCCCCGAAGCCTATGCTGCTTGCCGCCTCAATAGAATAATCTCTTTTTAGGAAAGTCTTGAGAGCATAATGCCATCCCGAGAAGTATCCTGCCTTATTTTCTAACCATTTCTTGCAAGCCTTCGCTAGTACCTGTTTGTTGCAGGCCGCAATATAATCATCGTCGGCTTGAGCAAACCATTCTTTATCTTTCGCAGTCTTATGCCCAGCTTTAACAGCCTTATTCAAGGCTGCATCTGACCATGCCTTATTCTTTCCTGCATCAAGATGGCTAATCCATCTATCGATTTGGACTATTCTCTCTTGGCATTGATTCTGCCCCTCAAGGGTTAGCAGCAAACATCTTTCTGCTATATTTAGATCAACAATGCCATTAGCAGGAAGCGCAGCCTCAATGTCTTCTATCGACTTAATATCGATATCCTTTATCGAAAAAGCTTCAACAGAGAGTTTTTCGTATAATTTACTCATCCTGTTCTCCAAAAACGACGGCCTCAATTCGCTCGACCCGCTCAACAATATTATCCACGGATTCCCTGCTGACAATTTTTTCACTAACTTTTTTCAGTTCGCCATCCAGCATTCTTATCCTCTGGTTCATCATAACATTTAGGATAAAGTACACAACACCAATATGAACAACGTTATCTATTGGTGGAGTTATTGATATTAAAATTCCGTTTTTATCTGTAGAGAACAAACCTACAAAGCCTTTTGGCCCAAACTGCTCAACTAGAGCGTTATAGTATCCAAACTCTGAATCGCTAAGATCAAGTCGCTTGTTTCCAACCGCCCTTATCATCGTTTGAGCCTCCTAACTGACGCGCCCGGACTTCTTACCCCACTTTCTTTGGCTAACCGCTTTAGCCTTTCAATCTTCAGATCTGCGTCTAAAGCCTCTGGTAATAGATCTTTGTTCTTCTTTAAGATTTCCTTGCGAACCTGCTCTCTTATGTCCTCATAAGACTCTTCGGTCGCAGCAGCCTCAGTGCTCGCCGCTGGAGGCCCCTCCTTCGCCTCTGTGGCCTGCGGCTCTGCACCTTCGGCTCCTGGCTCGCCTTCCTCGGAGGGAGCCTTAGCGACGACGTCAGGGGGGAAGAACTCTATCAGCATAAATAGCGCTATATCAAAAAGATCATCAGCTACAAGCTTTTCCGAAAATGGCTGATTAGAAAGCTTCTGACGAAGCAGATCTAAGCGCCGACTATGTAGATTCCCCAATAGGGCTCCACCACATGCCGGACAACAGTTTTTCATAAGAGAATGTCTCATCGAGTGTTGAACTTCGAAGTTACAGTTTCTACAATTCATCATAATGATTTCCCGTAAACCCTCTCAAGGCTTGAGAGGGCTAAGTCTTTTTGGTCCAAATAACTATTTACTTTGCAAATCGCCTTGATTGGCGTTCCATCTTTTAGGATTGCCTTATATCTTTCGTAATCATCAGCCCAAAGCGTCATACCACAAGTGTCTCCATTGACATCCTCTACTAAGTATTTTGCAAATTTCTTCCCTACATTTTTACCATTTTTGATCTTAAATTCCTTAATTTTTGTTTTAATTATTGCTTCTATTTTTAGCCTAACTCCTTCTGATTGAATCTTGACATCAGAAAGCTGAGTTACCATCGGCCCGCCAGTAAAGAAGCTCTTGAACACTTCATGTAAACTTCCTGACAACGAGCGGCCCATAACCTCTCTTTCGTTAAGAAGAATCTCTTTTCTATCCCATTCGTCAGCGTTTGTCGTAAAGGCTGTAGCTGCTACAATTTCTGAGAATCTACTTGAGTCGGCCGGAATGTTATACTCCTCAAGCAGCAACTCAAAATTATCTTTTGAAACCTTTTTCCAGGCAGGATTGTCGGCAAGAATTTTCTTTTCTATAGTCTTCTTTACTGCCGTCCTTGCTTTGGACCTGTACTTTTGATAGTTATCATGCATATCTTTTCTTGACAACTCAAAGCAATCCATTGCTCCAGACTTCGACAGTGACTCAAGGACTATTTTTCCAACCGTTCTGCTGTTGTTTTTTGAAACAAATTCTCCAAAACTAGCATATGGTTTATTTTCAAGAATGCTCTCGATAGCCTTTTCTCCGACACCCTTTACTGCAGAAAGTCCGGTGATAATCGCTCCGTCCTCTCCTATTGCATAGGGCCCAATAGACTTATTAACATCTGGATGCGTAATATCTATTTCCATATTCTTGCACTCAGATATATATTCCTGCGTCTTATCGCTATTCGGATCTTCTGAGTTTATCAGAGCGCACATAAACTCTGTTGGATAATGATGGCGAAGCCACGCGGTATAAAAAGATATTTTAGAATAAGAGATAGAGTGAGACTTGTTGAAACTATATTTTCCAAGAGGAAGTATAAAGTCTCTCCATATTAAAGTAGCAGTTTTGTGGGTCATATTGCTATAGTCCATGCAGTCTTTTATGAATGCCGCCTCAGTTCTGAGAACCATATCCTTGTCTTTCCCCTTTAGTTTGCTGATTTTGCGAAGAGCATCTGCCTGATTTAGATCCCACCCGGCGCAATCCTGAGCGATAAACATCGCCTGTTCCTCATAAACTAGCACCCCATAGGTGGTCTTTAGTGCTCGCTCTAGCTTTGGGTGCTCATAGTCAAATTCCCCCTTTCCAAGACGTCTCTTTATATACTTCTTTCTTGCCTCAGGAAGACAAGACGGCCTACCCAATGCGTTAATATCAGATATATCTCCAATAACTTTAGGCTTTATCTTTATGCATAGGGGCGTTAGCGATGACTCAAGCTGAAACACTCCTGACGTTTCTCCCCGCCCAAGCATATCATATACTTCTTGGTCATTTAAATCGATGTTATCGGTTGTAAGGCTTTTTCCAGTTGTCAAGCTTATAAGTTTAAAGGCATTATCGATCACCGTCAGTGTCTTGACACCCAAAAGATCCATCTTTATAAGGCCATTATCTTCACATCTAGTTTTTTCCCACTGGGTGACGGTGTTTCCATCTTTGTCAATTCTCAATGGAATAGTCTCATACAGCGGATCTTCGCCAATAACTATGCCAGCAGCATGGACAGACCAGTTTCGAGTTAGATTCTGGAGCTTATTGCCATATTCGTAAAGTTCGGGATACTTTTTCATAAGCTGAGAAAATTGAGGACTATCTTCTACGGCCTCTTCTAAAGTTTTTGCGTCAGGCATTATAGATGTAATATAATTTGAAATCTTAAATGCTTGAGATTTATCACCACCCAAACGAAGGCTTCTTGCTACGTCCTTGATGACGACCTTTGGAGACAGAGTGCTCCAGTTAGAAATCGATGCAACCTTATCATTTCCATATTTTTCTTTAATATATTCCTTGACAACGCCGGGATCTGAGAAATCCGTATCTATATCTGGGAATGATTTCTTTTGATTATTGTGAAATCTCTCAAAGATCAAATCATATTCGATTGGATCTACATCGGTGATTCCAGTTAAATATGCAACCAAACTTCCAGACGCCGATCCTCTTCCAGGCCCAACAGGCATCCTTTTTTTCGCCCAATTTATGTAGTCAGAAACGATGAGCATATAAGACGAGAAGTTCTTCTCCTCCAACACTCCGAGTTCAACCTTTACTCTATCCCAATAGAGTTCTTTTTTCTCATTATCAAACTCTGCTGCTTTCTTTTTAAATCCATCAATACATCGGTACCTTAGGAGTGCTTTATCCTCCGAAACTGTAGACCCAGTTTTCTCATACCACAAAGAAAAGGCATCATAATCTGGTTCGTTTTTAACCGGAAAAGTCGGAAGTCTTGCGCCCTTTGGCTTAATATAGTGTGGTTCATCACAAGCATTCATGATCTTGATTGTATTTTCCATGCCTTTGCTGGCGATTTTATTGCCAAAGAAATCAACAATTTCACTTGAAGCCTTTAAATACATGTCCTGTACACCATATCGGAATCTATCAGGATCATTAACAGCCTTTTTATCTTTGATTGCTAACATAAAATCGTGATACTTTGCGTGTTCTTTATCTCGATAGTGAGCATCACAAGTTATTACATACGGAATACCAAGGTCGCCTGAGATTCTCAGGAGAGACTCATTAAGCTTTACTTGATTAACTTCTGTTCCGTTTTTATTTGTTGCCTGCAAAGCGTGCGGCTGCAACTCAAGAAAGAATCGATCATTAAATATTGAATGGAACCGATTGATGTACTCTATGGCCAACTTCTCATCTTGCTCGGTTATAAGGGTCTTTGCGACAAGACCATTGCAACAAGCTGTAAGTGCGAAAACACCTTCATTATATTTCTCGATATGCTCCCAGGAAATTCTCGGAACTCTTTTTCCCATGTATCCAGAAACTTGATTTTGAAAAGCTAAGTAATTTAGTCTTAAGATATTTTTATATCCTGTCTCATTTTTAGCCAACAAAACAAGATGGTGGTTCTTTTTCTCCGAGAGATCATCCGCAAAATACGCTTCCATACCGGGAATAAACTTTATGCCAGTTTCTTGGCTTGCGAGATAGGCGTCATAGGTGGCAGTCAGTGTTCCGTGATCTGTCACGGCTACTGCTGGATGCCCAATCTCTTTGGCTCTCTTAAATAAATCTAAAGTGTCGTTCATTCCGTCGAGCGGGCTTCCCAGCTCTGTATGATTATGAAGCGATACGAATGGGCCTTTTGACATTTTTCTCCTTAAAAATAGGTGTAGCGGACGCAATGGCCCGCTACACCTATTCTACTCGCGCGATTAAAGTTGGCCTAAGATTATTCGGCTACCATTCCGTGGATATTATCATAGATTTCATTAACGATCTCCATATCGATATCTTTCTTGGCAGCCGCCAGCGCCTGTGCTAGCTCCTTCTTTGGAAGGCTTTTCGCCTTAAGGAAGTCGGAGGACCAATCTCGTCGGGCCTCCTGCAGATCCTTGATGCTTAGCTCATAAACCATATACTGCTTCACATACTCTTTTACGTCTTCCATGGCCCAAGTAGTTCCGCCATCTTCTGACTCGTTAAAAATTCGGACCATACTACCCTGTTCTGCCTCTTCTGCACTCATAAAAACTCCTATTATTAAATACCGGTGGTTATCCTCCAGAGGTTCCAGAGGGCTTCGTCAATAATAATAACCCCAGAGTTAGAGCTGACCTTTAAAATTTCAGATCGATTTATCGATTCGTCATTTTCTGGTAAGAGTTCCTGCGAAAACGATGCCTTCTTTTCTAACCTATCTTTGTATTTGGCGGTAATGATTTGATTCATTTTGTCCAAATAATAGATCTTTATTGCGGCTGCCACAGAGTTTAATCCAACCGCAACAGACGAGATGCTCGCCTTGAGTTCTGGATGTAGTCTTAGTGTAACGGGGTTACTACTTAGTGCGTGTGAGGCATATCTGTAGATCTTTAATGCGTTCATAATTGTGTCTGAATCTGGGTCTTGTATTGACCTAATTTCTTCTGCATTCTCTCCAATTGGAAACAATGTATTTATTACTTGAAGGAAAGACACATTATCTTCTGGAGCATTATCATTCGGTGCTGGCCGGAAAAATTCTCCATGTCCTCCTGCTAAATGTGGAAACAAATTTTTAGATTTTGTTTCCATTGGATCTGTATTTTGCCCAGAAGAAAGCCTCAATCCAGTTTCCTTATCAAATTCGTCTACAGAAAAAAGATTAGGCAAATCTAAATTGCCCCTCTTTAAGACTAAGCTTTTATATGGATCTAATAAATCTTTGGCCAATATTTCAGACGAGCCACTTAGTTTTAACTCTTCATTTAGCTTCCTAGCCGCATAATCTAATCCGTGTGTTTTTATAATAAATTGTTGTGCGGAGTTAAGCAAGTCTACGTTAGGTGTTTCGCCCAAAAAGACCTGATGTCCAGCCCACTTCTCAGAGAAACATTCTAGTGTTAGAACTTTATTCATTAATACATAATCAATAAACGGAACATAATATCCACTAGCCGCGACATACGAGGCGTCGACTACGCCTTCTTCCGCCTCATCTTCGTTATCATTTTCGAGACTTTTGAATTTTACCGGTGACCTTTCAATCTTTGTTCTGCAATTGCTCCTTCGAACAACATTGAATGGCATTCCACGATAATGCTTGAATAATATTTCTATGTTTTCTTTAGCATTGGACCTTAAGTCCTCTGCTCCTTGCTCGGACAACCCCGAAGATACCTCTTTAAATTTATTATAAATTTTAATAATTTTTATTAAAATATTTGCAGCGTCTTTAGTTGGAGTTCTTTGCAGCAAGTCTGATAACTCTAACTTATAATTGTCAGAAAATACTTCTATTCTAGCTCCAACCATCGGTATTATCTCTCCTGCAATCTTGGCTGTCGTTGGAGAGTTTTCAATCGGAACCGGAACTCCGACATTGCTAAATGTATCGATTGAGAGATCACTTATTGGCGGAAAAAGAAGAGACTTTCCTTTTTTCCTAAACTGCGGCCCAATATTAAATCCAGAATCACTAGCAAAGTTTGTTAGCGTATTTCTAACGCTAACTTCGCCCGCAACATTAGATATTTCCGTATAGGGGTGATACATCATACTGACGTTATCGCTGCTTATCTTTATGTCCTTCTCTGGCAGGGCAAATGCCCTAAATCCATTTGACCGTATGCCTTCAGGAAGGCTTGCCGTAATTGCTTCAACAAAAATTCCGATTGATGAAAGATCTAATCTTGTAAGCACGCAAATAAATCCGTCTGGCACAAGAGCCTTTTCCTCATTAGAGAATGACAAGTCAAAACTACGATAGTCATCTTTTGAATTAAATAACGCATATACTGGTTCCGAAAATGATTCTTTTTTGTCCTTTGGAACACAGGTATTCGCCCCAAAGCTTGGGATCATCATAGTTCTTATTGACTCTCCGGACTCCAAAGGTCTTGGCTTGAAGTATTTTGAATACTTTGACTGATCATTCAGGTTTATATTAGTCTCCGGAGTCGTTATAAAAATATTTTTAAGAATACTTTTTGCCTTTGTTTTCTCGTCAGACTCCTCGTCCTCTTCGAGAGTGCCTTCTAGTTTCTGCTTTATATATTCCAAGGCAGGCTCTTTGTACAGCCTGCTATTGGCCGCCGTTTCCATTCCGTGCGGAATAGCGTTCAGGCCGGCAATGCAGCCTAAAATATTGCCAATATAATCATCCAAAGAGTCGTCATCCATGTCTGCTGTGTATCCGAAAAAATTAAAGTTACTATGTGCAGAGCATAGGTCTATTACCTTTTGAGGAGAAGACAAATCAACAGACTCATAATTTAGATCTATTTCAAATCCTATATATGAATATTGATTATTATCTTTAATAAATTTATTGAAAATAATTGATAATTGATCTGCAATATAAAAAGAGATAGAAGCATATATGATTCGAGATAAATACATTTGGCCGGACATCCTGGCTATTATTTTAGACTTGGTTCCTCCGGGTCCAAAAACGTATTTACTAAGCTTCTTAACATCTTTCTCATTAATGTTGATAGCTTCAAAAATTTCGCTCCTAATATCATCAAAGTGAGATAAGAATTCACTTTTAATTTGTCCTTCATCATATAATGAGTTTCTTATTCTCCATCTTTTTTTTATATCTATCTTCGGATCTAATTTTTTCAAAAGAATATCATAAGAATAATTTATAATATTTCTAAATAATGGATCAATAAACTCATCTTCTAAGAATGATAAAAATTTAGTATCAGTTTTCATTGTCTTATTGATAAATGACTTTTCATCATCTTTTATTTTATTAAAAATTTCAAGCATAACATCTGTTGTGGCAAGTTCATCATCCAGCTTGCCATCTTGATTTAGTTTATTTAATAAATTTTGAATCAATTCCTTTATAGACTCATAGATTTTATCCTCATACTTATCTAGGCTGAATACTTTCGTCCCAAGCAGAGATCCTCTTACATCTAAAGATGATGATAATCTTAGGAAATTAGAACAAGTTTTGAAAGACGAATTCAACAGTTCTGTTATTGTCTCTCCGCATATATCTTTATTCTTTCTTAAAACGGCCATATCTATTGGCATATCGGGAACCTGCAGGGACTTATTGTATGTTCTGGAATCTCCGGCGTTTCTGACGTGCCCCTCGCCGCTGCTAGTCTCTATGCCCTGCTCTTTTCCTGACCTCTCATATCTCGTTCTAAAAGTATCTGAACTCTCCTTTAGAGAGCTACTTACTATGGATTCATCAGTCTGGGGCCCGCCCCAAGCAAATGATTTACTCTTATATTGTGTTTCGGAAAAATAATACTTGCCTACTTCGCCTTCGTCTGTTACTGAAAACGACAACCTTCCCAGCTCATGGTCTTTGCTCTTGACCCACGTATTATAATCATATCGATCTAATATAGTGTTCTCCGGAACTCTGCTGATCATATTTTTCTTCATTGCTATCTCTAGATTCTTTCTTCCGCTAGATCGCAACAACTTTCCGAGCTGCCTCACTTCGGCTCCAAGTTTTGGCACAAATCTACAATGTGTATTGCCAAAGTTAACAGAGTTATTTACAGTAAAGCTATGCCCGTGACGACAGGTCAGAACTACATCTCCAATTAGATTTGCCGCATCATCTTTTATGTTTTTAGACGCCATAGCCATAGATAAAATCTTAGCAAACTTTGTTAGCCTTCCGTCCTCCCCCGTAAAGAATGATTCTTTTATTGCCTCTGGGCTTCCTAAAACATAAGTTAAATCTGTTGCCTCAACGCCATACGAAATTAATGCCTCAGTTAAATCTTTTTTATATTCTACATCAGCAGATACCAACAGCTTCTTCAGCTCCGGAAAATTAAAGGAAGAAAGACTCGTAGCGGCCCCACACGCCATATAGACGACCGTCCCCGGCTCTAGCTGGGCAACTCCTCCGGCTCCATCAGAAGGAAGAGACATCGCTGACAAGTCGCTATCTTCGGCAGTAGGCCCAGATAAAGGAGAGACTATATATCCATATTTTTTATACAAGGACTCTATATCATCCTTATCGGCTATATCAATAAGCGTCGGACACCTAAAGTAGGTATTAGAGTATTTCCATCCTCCAGACCTTCTGGAATTTAAAAGCCCTCTGACCTCCTCTGCGACGTCAGCTGTAAATGTTTCATTATTTATAGCTGATGATAAAGCCCTCTCTATCTTTCCGTCGTCAGTTAGAACCTGACTTCGACTAGAGTTAAAAGTACCACTCCTTAGAGCCTTAGGATCTATACTATCACCCTGACCCAACACGCTTAAGGAGGCAGATAAATCTACCGAATATCCGCAATTAAAATCTTGTGTCTTCCGTTGACCTTCGGTTTCTGGTGCGCCCACGACTAGCTCCGGAGGTATCCCCGTTTGATCCTTAAATGGACACTTAAATCTTTTCTTAATAACATCTGACCTCCCAAGATATTTTGCCTTGTCCTTTCTTAATACTTCGGCCCTCCTGAGAAGCCCCTCTGCATGTTTTGTTTTGTTTCCAGAATTTATAAGATCATCAATTTGTGACCATGTTTTCGGCCCAGTGTCGAATCTTTTGCCGTAAAACAAATCACCCCAATTCCTCATAGGCGCAGACCTCGGTGCCGTCGGAACTCCCCGGCTAGAGCTTAACTCAAACTTCTTCGGAGGAGAATGCAGATACTCTTCTCCGGTCTTTGAATTTACTGATAATTGATCAATTGAAATTTGTGACCCATCTTTTCTGAACAAAGAATATAAAGGCAGCTTAAAATCGGAATATTCTCGCAGGAATTCATTCCTATCTTTGCGAGAGGCGGAAGCCCCCTCATCTGTAGACTTTCCGGCTTCTCTTCTGTACTTTCCTCCAAATCTCTGAACCATCTTTTTTATATAAAGACCCTTTCCGCACATTGAGCAATTTGCGTATGTCCAAGAATACCGACTTTTGCCCTGAACAACATTTACAACATCTTGTCGTATTACTTCTTGACTTATATTTTCAGAAAGATATCTACATAAATTCTTATCTGTATTTTTTATATCAAAAAATGCGCCAATCTTTAATTTGATATTTGTAGCATAAGACGCGATAAAGAGATCGTCCATCTCGTCCGTCCAACCGCCAACCAGCACGTCCTGGGTCCTATCATCGTACTCTCTAAATTGAGGCTTATGGCGATAAGCCTGAGACAAAACATCAGGGAAGACTAATCGATATATCAAATCCTTTAGCAGGCCAAATGACTCAGAGTCTTGATTTTTAATATTGTTTACCAAATATATTGGGTGGTATTCAATTGGAAATTCCCTAAGTAAGTCCAAGTCTTTTAGCATCATATAAATTTCTTTATCACGATATTTTATTGACATAATAAATCTGTCAATATTATCCGCTATTGACTGTCTGCTCTTTTCAAATTTATGCAAGTTTGATTTAGTGTTAACTGTCGAAGTCGCCTCAGCAGCTGCTAGCTTTGAGCTAAAGTTACCAAGTACAACAGCTATTTCACTTAGCATCTCACTTATATATTCGGGTTTGTACTCAACCTCATCAGTTTCTTCGTCAAGCTCAAAACCCAAGCCCCTGTTTCCAAACCCCTTAAAGAAAGATGAGAATTCAAATATATCTTTTCCTGATGCCTCCAAGAGCTTGAAGAAAGACCTTGGGTCCTTATCTGATAAGTATGTTGCCTTATATTCCAAATTTAAACTTGCATATATACCAACGGTAGACCCTGTGTTAAGAGGCTTGACACTCGGCTTTCTAAGAACTTCTTTTGATTCTAATGCGAGCGAGTCAAGTGTTATGATGGCTCCCGGCACAAGATCATCCGGCTCCGGCTCCGGCTCCGGCTCCTCTATCTTTTCGGGCTGCCTACCGGGACTTACTTTCGGCTCAGCAACATCATCTGGCTCGTCACCGAGTGTTTTGTCAAATATGTCAATGGACTCTCTCTTTTCTGGCTTGACCTTTTCTCTCTTTTCTGGCTTGACCTTTTCTCTCAGCACTTCTAGGGAAGCTTTTATATCTAAGAAATCTGCTTCAACAAAAGTTTTTATTGAAATAAGTTTCAGAAGCTGAGATACAGGTCCGTCATGATCTGCGGAAAAAGAATAATCTTGATAATAAGCTTCGGCCTCAAGGTAAACCGCAGCAAGCTCTTCATTCAGGCCTCTCACTCCGCTTAAGTGAAGTGACTCCTCTATTCTTGTTATGACCGATGCTTTTGTAGTCTCGAAAACTTCATTAGATATTTCCGGCCAGCTCTGCGATCCGTCGCGGGCGGTGTGGCTATCTTCTGACATCTGCTCGGCCTGGAAAATAAGCGTCGGAAGTTCATTTACTGCTGTACTTAAATATTTATGATACTCCTCTAGCTTGTTTGCAAATGCTTGGAATCCACTATCGGCAGATCCATCATCATAAAAGACCTCTGGATATTTTCTTTTCAGCATGTTTGTGACTGTACTAAAGTCTTGGCCATTACTCATATTATTTATTCCTTAGAAATTCCTGATATTTAATCTTTCTGTTATCAGAATTATCATGTATCGACTCTATATGAAATTTACTTTCATAATCATCTTTTATTTCTTTTATTAGTAACTTAATCCAAAAATGGGCCTGATTTACATGAGCTGTCTCAGATCTAGTTGCCGCAACTAATATCTTACTGTCTTTTTTATTTAATTTTATACTGCCATTATTATTGTTTACTGCCATGTAAATATTCTTATCTAAAAAATCCAAACTTCCAATAAGTGGCATGGAATCTAGCCCTAGGAGACTAAGAATTTCCCTATTTAAATAAAGATTATTCATTTTTTCTGGGAATTCCCAAATCGGAACAGTAGCTATTGCCTTGCTATATTCTTCTTTAACTTTTATATTATAAAAGCTTTTTGTCATAATGCTGTTCAAGCGGGTTCCGGATGAACTAAATAAATCTAAATATAGTAAATCCATTGTTTCATTTCCGACCCTAGGGATAGGAAGGACAATAGAAAATCCTCTTTTTATAAATTTCTTATTTATTCTAACCCCAGTCTTTGAGAAGAAATTTCTATCTTCACCCAAAACCCTATCGATGCTCAGGTTGCCATCAATAGAATCCGTGAGATTTACCAGAGGATAAATACATGGAACATAATCATTGTGCCCCATTGTTCCGTTTATGAGAAGCGGAACCTCTGTTATCCCAGAGTTATAATGTTTGAATATATTATTTATTCCAAAATCAAAAAGGCCATCAATTCTTGATTTTAACACTCGAATATCTTTATTTTCGCCATCTTTCAGCAGGCCTATCTCGGCCTCTATGCTTGAGAGTTCTTTGTGAATTACCCTCGCAAAGCAATAAATTAAGATTTGAATTCTTGCCCGCTCTTTTGAAATGAGGGCTCCTTCATTTTTTCTTATCGAATCTATGCCGGTAAGCTCGGCGCCATCAGCTCTATCCCCACCTAAAGATGACTCCTCAATTAAATTGACTTTTCTTATTTTATTTTCTAATAAATATTTATATAGATTTTTAAAAAAGTTTATTCTTTTATTTAAATTTAAAGTTGAAATTATAAAAGCTTCTGGAGCTTTGGAGTCTAGATTATTATTATATACTTTGTCAAAAAGCTCTCTATCTGTCTTAAACATTAAGACAGCCTTTCTGAATGCATCAATATCATCAATGCCAAGTGACTCAAACGGAAACTTTAGAAAGTCTCTCTCAATTGCAAGCAATCTATTTTTATAGGTCTTTTTGCTTCCTCTATCTAAGGTTATTATCTTATACTTAGATATAGATATCTCTTCTTCTAAAAACTCCAGTAATTCTTTTTTCATTTTAAAATTAGATTAGATCTTCTAATATATCACTTATAATCTTATTAGACTTTATCTTCTTGAGCCGCATACTTGCGGCCCACCCGGTGATGCCAACGTGCCTTGCTGCATCACCAATCGAAAATCCTTCCAAGCAAACCATCTTAAGTATAGTTTGAGTCTTTGGGTCAACCTGACCTCCAAGCCTCTCTATTGCCATGTTTAAGTGTACTTCATCATATGGAGACTTATTTGATGAAAACATTCCGTCTGTTGATGAGAGTGATGATTCAAAATCAAGATACTCTTCTCCGTCAGACTGGCTTCTCTTTGGCATTAAGCTAAAGAGAAGCTCCTCTCTTGAGCCTCTATAGACTGGTCCATATTTATTTCCACATTCTTTGCAGATGTTCTCCTTCCCCTTTTCCGAAAAGATTCCACCACATGAGCAAATACTTTTTGTCTTCTCTTCTGATAGTCCATATGCATCATTCGATAATTTGTTTATACTTTTTAATTTTGATATTAATTTATTTTTTAAATGATTATGCAAAAAGGAACTCAGCTTTACCTTTTTATCTGGATCAAAAGCATTTATTCCTTCTATGATTATAACGGAAAGCTCTTGCTTAATGTCATCAAATCCATATCCGGACATATAAGTCCGAGAGGCCCACTTGCACAAAAGAGGATCTATCTTTTTTAGTACTTTGCCGTATCCCTCTTTTGTTTTTGTGTTAACGAAAATCTTCTCATCATACATCTCAACAAACTGCTCATATTCTTTTGCCATAGAGGTTCCTTACTTGTCCCATGCATCTTGGCATATTGACTGATAGTCACACCATCCGCATAATACTGTTGGCTTTTTAACCCAAGTCTCATCTGTATTGATTGACTCAGCCCTCTTTATGATTGTATCAACACAGTTATCGAGATCATTATGAGTAAAGGTAAAATCCTTTGTTGTGCAGCCATGCTTAAGTAGAACATAAGACCCATATACCTTTTTGACATCTTTAAATCTTCTATTTAGAGCCTCCGCATATACCAGAAGCTGGAATTGAGTTAGATACTTTTGATTTTTGCTTGTCTTATAATCGACAACCTTATAAATTCCTGGGCTTATACGATCAACTCGATCAATAAATCCACGAACCAAGGTGTTCTCATCTATGTTAAAAGCGTAATCCAATTCGATTCCAATCACATCTGGAGTGCCCTCTTCTTTTAACTTAAAAAGATAATCTTGAATCACCTTTCTGAGGGCAATCATCCCTGGCAGCTCTCCATTTGGCATCCACGTTGGCTCCTGTAATACGTTTATGTCAAACTCCTTCACACCCTCTATAAAACACTGCTTCATTAGGGCCGAATAGTCTTTCTCTTCAATTTTCTCCTTGAGAACCTTAAGGTGAAATAACTCTAGAATACGGTGGGCACATGACCCAAATTCTGAAGATCCCCATACCTGCTTCTCAACATCAGGTTTTTCGATATACCTATAGTGGTATTGTTTTGGACACTTTTTATAAGTGTCCATAGATGATACAGATAACTTTAACAAATTAAACTCCTAAGGATTAAAAGGCTCCACTGACAGATCTGTCTTGGATCCAGCGATATACAAAGTGGTTTCGACTACTAGCTCCATTTTTAGAAACTGTTCCCTCTGCTCTTTGAACAGACCTTATCCATCTAGACTCTAGACTTTCCCAGTAATAAGATACAAAAAGCTGCCTAGCTTCGTCGTAGAAGCTGCGAATATAATTCCCGGTAACAAGGGGCTCAGACTCGCCCAATCTTTCGTCATAAAATTTGGACGTGGGGCCAAAGGTACTATACGTCCGGTTTACGATCTTGACAACTTGTTCGTCTAGCTTCGCCTGTGTCGAGCCATCAATGGTTATAAATTTGGCCCTTGGGTCGAATTCAACATTATCGTTTACTGTGGACACAGTAAATCGATCTGATACATCATTAGCCTTTGGAAAATTTACGAAAGGAACAGAGGTCTTTCCGTCCTCAACCCAAACACCATCAGTGGATACTTTTGACGCCTTAACATCTAGGTCTACAAAGGCTATCGCCGTTTCTTGGGCGGCATCACCCGACGAATCAAATGACAGACTCTCCAGAACTATCCCGCTCGGGGGAAGTATGGATATCCCTTCATCACCGATTCTTCTTGGACCATTATAATCTTCGGAGTCAGTGCTGTATTTTTTAGTGGTCACGACAGAGGTATCTGTTGGGGATATGGCTATAGCCTTCAGGGTTAGTCCGCGAGAGCTTGTTGGCATATAAACCTTGCCAACTGCGATCAGGGAATTTACACCTGGGGTTTCGCCGTCTAATGTGTAATAGACCGTTGATGGAACATCTGTAGAGAAAGTAATATAAGATGGAATGCCAGATATAAATTCCACTTCACTCTCGGCTATGGTTAAGCTTATCATAATTGCCTCCGCATATTGTATGATAAAATTAGCATGTTACCTTGTGGCGAATTTGATAGTACTATCTCCGCCAACTTTAGTTACGTCAACAACGTTATCAAACTTTTCTTTCAATGATTCATCATGGGTAATTACCAGAATCTTATACTTATCCTCTAGCGCTTTTATCACATTTACGAAAAGAGTCTCAACTCCATAGCGATCTAGCGGAGAGTTTACTTCATCCAACAAGAGAAACTCTAGCGAGGAGCCTCCGTATCGACTGGACATATCGCTTAACCCAATCCTGAGAGCCAAGGAAATTCTAAATTTCTCACCACCACTTAGTGACTTAAAGTTTTGTAGATATCCATCCTTTTGGACCTTAAGATCTAACGTTTCTATTGTCGAAACTCCATCCGATCCTAATCGCTGTGTTTCGAGCACGATAGCTACTGGCTCATTACATATTGAGGCCAGAATTACATTTGATGTCTTTTCCAAGTCTTCTATGATTGTATCTAGCAGAACTGCTTGAATTCCGCTCTTTCCGAACATTCGTCCAAGCTTTTCAAAGACGGCTATTTTCTTCAGTTTCGCGGAAATATTCTTTTTGTCTTCTGATATCTTCTCAAAAGACTTTGCCAGATTACTTTCTCTTTCGAGAAGCCGCCCGATATTTATATCCTCTTTGGTTATCTTTTCTGTAAGATCTTCTTTTTCTGCCTTCAGTGCCTTGATATGCTTTCGGAGCGTTTGAAAATCCTCATTCTTTATAGACTCAAGAAGGGTCTTGTTAGTCTTCAATCGACCTAAGGCTTTATCCCTAAGGCTCACTAGGTCGGCCAATTCAACATTATGCTTAACAATGTTATCGTTCACTATTGTTAACTTATAATTCTCAGACTCAAGCCGATCCGTTGCCTTCGTGATCTCCTTGTTGTCTGCTTGGGTCTTCAGAAGACGATTCAGTTCTTTGTCTATTTTTACGATTTCTTCGGCAGCAATACCTCGTTTCTTTAAATATTCATCCTTCTTAGAGGTAATATCGGACTTTAGCGAATCATAAAGCTCCTGTCCAATTTCCTGCCGGCAAACGTAACAATGATCGTGAGATATATTAATATCATTAAGATTTTTAATCAGCTCATCTGATGAACTTTTTTCAACCTTATTAGACGATAGCTCAGCTTTTAAATCGCTAAGCTTATCTTCGCTAACTTCTACTATATTCTTACCACTTAAATAATTATTTAGCTTTTCAACTGTGCCCGAAAGCGGAACCTTCTCCAGCTCCAAGCCCTTAATCTTTTCGATATATGCCTTAATCTGTTTGGAAAGGCCAGCCTCTTTAGCCTTTAGTGTGGCTATCTCCTCTGTAGCTTTATCATAAGTATCCGTATCAAGGGATCGCTTTAAAGCTAAATACTTCTCCTCTAAAGAGGAAACATCGCTAATGCATGAGCCCTTTCGCTTGGTTAATGCTTCTGATTTTAATTTGGATTCAGCAATTTCAAGCCTAACACCCTCAAGGCCCTTGTGGGTTTCGTCATACTCTTCAACTGATTTCTTAAGAACCTTGCACTCAAGAGTAATTTCCTTGGCCTTTTTTCTGGCCTCCTTTTCGTATTTATCCCACCTTGATATATCAACTATTGATTTTAAAATCTCTTTCTTCTTCGAAGCTTCCACTTCTGCAAACTCAGAAATATCATTTTGTCGGAAGTAGATAGAGTTTACAAAAGTCTTATGATCAAGCTTAATGATTTCTTCGATCTTCTTGTTCGTGCTACCAGATGTAGAACAGGAAATATCTATCCAGTCCCCGGCTTTATCTAAATAGCTCAACTCAACAACAGAGCTTGATGTAATCCGATTTCTAGTTCTGTTTACTCGATATACTTTATCCTCATGTTTGAATTCGATAACTACAGCACAGGAGGCTTCGCCCCACCGAATTATATCGTCCATCATCATGGATCTAGATTTATTAAACAAGCCCCACAGAATAGCTTCAAAGACCACAGACTTTCCTGATCCATTACTCTTCGTGTAATCTCCTTCTGTGTTTCCAATCAGGAGGGCTGAGTCAAATTTTGAAAAATCAATCTCGCTCTCCTTGTGGGAGAAAAAGTTTTTTATTTTTAAATTAATTGGAATCATATGCCTCCCATAATTGTTTTGGCTTCTTTCAACAAAATCTTTTTATATTCTTTGTCAATATCTTGTGATCCAGAAAACGCCTTAAACATAGAGTAATCATCTTTATATTTGGTAATTTCGATATCTCGAATGATTCGTTTCGCAGCTACTTCGACAATAACCTTTGAGACAAAGAACGCTCCATTATCATAAAGCTTTGTCTGTATGCTCTTCTTATCTACAGCCGGCAACACTTGCTCGTCTATGGCGACTCGAAACCTTACCACTTTCCCATTAATATCGAAAGCTCCAATCGCATCATCTAAGTTCTTTATAATCTGTGAAAAATCAGATCCAGTTAAATCATGAGACATATCCAGCAATCCTCTTACTGGTATTTTTCGGAACTTGGCACGCTTCCTGCTTATATCATAATCTACAAAGTACTTATCAACATTGGCATCCCCAAAGTTTGACTTTTCCATTGAGCCAGTATATATGCAAACTGGAGAGCTTGTTCTTACGATTCGATGCTGATGAACATGGCCCATCATAGCTACATCACACCCCGTGAAGGCTAGCGGGTCAGCCATAACCTCTGCGCCGCCGTAGGCGTTGTAGCTTCCTTCGTAAAAGAAATTGTGCCCAACTGCAACTATCGGGATATTTGGCTCGCAAGTTTTAACTAAAGACTGAACCTCAAGGTCATACTCCTTAGATTGTTCTAGGGTATTTTTGCCCTTGTACATGCGCTTATCTCGATAAGGAAGCAGAAGTAGATTTACTTTTTCATCATCTTTGTTTGACACCTGTATAACATCTTGATTTAAAATCATTCTAACATTAGGATATTCACAAGCCCCCAAAGATGAAATTGAGCTGATAAAGTTTTCTCCACTTCGTTTATAATCATGGTTGCCCATCAAAATAAATGACGCAATATTTGCATTTGATAGCCGCTTAAGCGCTCGATCTATAATTCCCATATGCTCAGGCTCGGGATCTCGAAACTCAAAAACATCACCAGTTTGAATGAAAATGTCAGCCTTTGTGTCGATTACGTAATCAATTACGTAATTTAAACTCGCTTCGTAATCATCAACCCTTGTGTTGCCGCCAGTTCCGTTTGGCCTCCCTAGCCCAAACACAGCGCCCATATGAACATCTCCACACACTATTACTCTCATACGCCTGGATACCTCCGCTTTAAAATCTGCTTTAATTTTTTCTGTACCTCTCTAGCGCCAATAACATCTTTACGATCTAGTAGGGTCAACTTTAAATCCATTTTTTTAATCAAAAGACCAATCCACTCTAGATCATCTTGATGATTTGTCTGCGCTTTTCTAATTTCAGTAGAGATTTCCAGCAAGACCGAGAAATTGTTTTGCTTATTTTCTGCGGCGCAAACCTTAACTTTGGATGGATCAACTACCTTTGACAGGTCTTCCAAGGCCTCCGAAAAGCTTTTCTCTGTGCAAAGCATGTAAAAATCTATAACGTTATTTGAGGCCCCACATCCAAAACAATAAAAATTATTATTGATATTATCAATATATAGCGAACCAGTTCTCTCCAATCCAGACTTATGATCTACGGCAGGACACTTACACTTATGCGTAAAGTTGCCGCTGTTAGTCTCGATCATAGAGACTCCCTGACTACTTGCTATATCAGAAATCCTCAGAGAAGATAATATCTCTTTTTTAGAAAAACGTCTCAAAACAAAATCCTCTCCCAGAGTGGGCGTATCTTCCTTTTAACACCCAAGTTATCTAGCTCTGTATCAATGTCAATAATATTTGGGGCCCTAAATAATTTAGGCTCTGATAATGTTCCGTCCAAATATAGCCCAGTTCCAATATCAGATATCTTTTCTGCTCCACCGGTGTCCAATATAATCCTGCTATCTACTGCAGATGCAACTTTTAGAGCAATTCTTGCTGGAAAGTTTGCCTTCATTAAGCCGGATATAACGGTTGCTGACGGCCTCTGGGTCGCCAGAATTATAGATATACCTGCGGCACGGCCCTTCTGAGCCAACAAACATAGCTTCTTTTGTATCAACTTATCTTGCAAGGTTAGATCTGCCCACTCATCAATAACTAAGACAATTGGCTCCATAAATGTTTTTCGCTTTGCTTTCGCGTTATATTCCTTTGCACTTCTTGTTTTTGATCGCTGCAAGAAAACAAAACGCTCTTCCATTATTTTGGTGATATCTTCTATTATATCTGTAGCCTCTTCTGCTGAATGCACAATTCTCCTTACAGAGGAGACTCCCTTGTAGCAAGAGAACTCGACCATCTTTGGATCTATAAGGTAGATGATTGAGTCGCCACCAATTAGTGACAATATAAAGTTATGCAATAGCACGCTCTTCCCTGAGCCAGTAGTTCCCCCTATTAGAATGTTTGGCATCTTATTAAGATCTAAACTTATAGTGTTTCCGTGTGCGTCAACGCCGAGGGCCACAGGAACATAGTGCTCCCTATTTAAGGTCTGATACGTTTCTGCAAAGGATGGCGATGGAATCTGCCGAGTCTGTATATGAAGTCTATACACTCCGCTGTTCATTGCCGTAAAGCCAGTCGGATAAGAGTAAGCTCTGAGGGCAGTGCCCAAGTCCCTTAGAGAGCGATCTATCTTTAGAGAGCTCTCTCCCTGCTTTAATGATATATCATATATATCGATATATTCTTTTTCCTCTAAAAAAACGGAGTCAACCTTTATTTTAAACGCAGTAAGCAGGCTCTTTAAATTATCTTCTTTTGTTTTCTCGAAAATTTGGACCCGGTTCTCTTCCGACATTAATACTCTTAACCTCCTCTAGAATGTCCTGCAGCGCCGCACGATATCCTATACGTGCAATATAGGCACCGTCCTTTGTGGGGTCCAGAGAAAATTTGCTAGCCTCATCTTTCAGGAGTCTAATAATTTCATTATTCTTTGATATCTTTTCAAGAATTAATGAGATTAATTTTTCCTTAGCTATCATTTCGCTCCCTGATTTTTCTTTACCCTATCAATTTCCCTCTTAAGCTCTCTTATCTCTAAGGCTAACTTAATATTATCATCTCTTAATTTTAGTGACGATCTTAGCGATAGAACTATAAGGCCAAAGATTCCCTCTCCTGGGTTTGCCTCATCTAGTGAATCTGCTGCCACCAATAACCTATTCAAGGTAGATACAACATTTTTATGATATCCAGGTGTTTGATTATCAGGATGTGTCTTATCTGAAAGAAGCTTTTTGTAATCATTGAAGGCTGCCTCTGTATCGTTTCGTGCCTTCTCTTTTTTTGAATCTAAATATCGATTATTTGTAGGAACCCTTACATCAGACATTAAAGCCCTCCTTTGATATCAGCATTATATATATGCCACATCTTTTGTGCATTCTTAGAAAAGCCTGTATTTCATGCAGTCCTTCTTCGCTTATAATACCGAATTGTCTGTATAAAAAATTTATTATATTAACACACTTGTTATGATCATTGCACGGAGCATCAAACAGATTACATGCATGCCCCAAAAAGTGGGAAGCCTTTTCTCTGGTTTCTTTTTTAACTTTTGATAGATCTACGATTGGGTTAACTATAGAATTGCAGCAAATAAATCCAGACTCTTCGACATGGCCGTTACAGCCAAATAAGATCAAAACATCCATTAATTTCCTATAGCCTTACGACTTATGCGGCAGAATCAAAACAATATAGCTAGGATTAATTGGCCGTTATGTCCAAACCCACAATGATTACCAAGTCCATTCAATCTGACAGTATATAAGGTGTACGTCATCTTCATATTCATCTTCTTCGTGCTCGCCAATCCTTCCAATGCGAATATGAATATATCCAGTGTTACTAGTTGCTAGCGCAACACTAGCGTGAGTAGCTATTCCGACCTTAAGATTCCCTACTATTAGCGTTTGGACGTTGTCTGCAGCCCAAGTAAACGAAAAGGGATCGCCCTGAACTTGAACATCAATTCCGCCGCTATCGCTATAAGACATTCCTGTAGCTATTTCCCCGTCGGGCTGGGAGCCCTCCCCTACCCACGCCGTAGTTACTACAAAGCTAGCCGGATTAGCTCCGGATGCATTTTTCGGAACAGCAACAGGGAAAGACGCATAATAGGAACCGGAAGCAGGATAATTTTTCGAAAGGGCACAAACATCGCCAGCTGCAGTTCCAGTGCCTGAGTATATTTTGTCATCTGACGGATTAGCCCCGTGAGAACATAAATTGTGTGGCATAACCTGTGTCGCCGTTGTTGTCGGAACTCCAGATGGAGCACCTGCCGCTATCTTCACCGTGTCGGTCCCGGCAGTCGCTGTTAAAGTAATTCCTGCACCAGCAGTTAAGTTGAGGGTATCTGTTGCACTATCCGCCTCAACGGGGCCTCCAGCGGCGGTTCCTCCGTCAGCGGCAACAGTTACTGTGGAAAATAAATTTTGTTCAGCGGGAGCCTGCGAAACAAACTCGCTTACTCCGTCATAAACCAGAACGTCACCAGAGCTCGGAGCAAGCGGGCTCGCAACTGTAACACCCTGAATCTTTCGAGCATCCCACCAAGCAGCGTCATTAAGCGCTGTAATCCCTGCGGCGGTCTTGGCCAAAACTATATCGCCAGATACATCAATTTCAAGAGAGAACTCAGATCCAGTTAATTCAATTCCTTGTCCATCAGCAGTATAAGCACCAATTGCAGCATCTGTATAGAAGTCTCCGTTAGCATCTATACCGAGCGGAGTTCCTCCAGATCCAGATGGAATTCCGGTAATTCTGATTGGCGGATTAACTGCGTCTACAATGTGCAAAGCCCTAACTGGAGTTACTGTTCCTATGCCTACTCGGCTAGTATCATAGTCGTAAACAAATCCGTTGTCGCCGCCGAACGCACCAGCATCATTAAACTGAACGTTCTTATCTGATCCACCAGCAGAGGAAGATAGGTCTAAGTAGTATTTCTTTTCACCGCTAACCGGGTTTTCTATGTATTCCGGTATGGCGAGATTAACCAATGGATCTCCAGATAGAAGCGCAGCAGCCCTTCTTGACGCCGGGGATCCATATACAAGATCAGAATAGCTTTGGATATTGACATGCTGAACTGCCGGAATTGTCCCGTTGTATCCTCCGAGGTTTGCGTGAGCCAACTGGCCTCGCACATGGCCTCCATCTGTTAAAAGGACTTTAGAGGAGCGTCCGTTCGCGTGCGTGCCATCGTGTACGTGTCCAGCGACAAGTGGGTGAAACGCATCAACGACTGTATTATATCCGTATTCTCCGCCGTACAAACGGTTCATTACATCCGCCGTGACAATTGTCACGGCGGATGTATATCTAGTTAATTGAGTGTCGGTATCGTTGGCCATTTAAGATAGGCTCCCATAAATATTCGCCATTTTATTTGATATTCTTAAAATGCTTTTTAATTTTATCACTAACCTTAAACTTCACTGATTGATAAGTGTCCAACACCATTTCTTCTTGAGTTTTTGGGTTTCTAACTGGCCGCGCGGCGTGAGTATATAGGTAGTACTTTCCGAATCCAACAACTGATACTTCTCCGTCTTCCTCTAGGCCCTCTAAGATCGAGGCGATTGTTGCATCCAACACTTGGTATGCCTCCTTCTGAGAGAGTAGAGTCTTCGAAGCAATTCTTTTTGCCAATTCTTTCTTGTTTATCATAAGTTCAACTTGTCCTCACGCACGCATGAACACGTGTGTTATATCTATAAGGCTATAATTATTAATAGTAAATCAAAGTATATCGTTATCAAATTTCCCATAAAATTTTCTGGACTTATCTAGGTCTGCGTCCAATTCTTTTGGCTTCTGTGCATAATAATTATAAACATCAATTAAATCATTTTCATCCATGCTCTTGGTATCAATACCATAATTTTGATATATTTCATTTACCTTCTCTTCAAATTTCGTCAACCCTCCGTCTCTATATAACATAATTCAAAAGTCCATTATTTTTTATCTGCTTTTTTGATAATTTGCCTACAGATTTTCAGCATATCATTTACCGGCATTTTAAGCTTAAATGAGTTTATGCAATATGCACACCAAACAACATTCCCATCTATATATCCTTTCTCTGGATCAATACAGTCTAATGACATTTTCAGTGGATCATGTACATGATTCCCATTAACTTTCACTATATTAAGTTCTATATCAGAGTAGAAGCATCGTCCGTCTTGCTTGACGAACAGATCTTCTATATACTCTCTTGTAATGGTGAATGGCAGCTGCCTTTTGGAGGCTCGCTTTCTTGCACTTCTTAGTGAGGATCCGAACATTACGCCGGGATACTCTATACATTTTTCTCTCCACTTCAAAATGCCCCCTTATTCCTCTCCCAATGGCTTGTTAAACACATTGACCATGACATGAAGGCCCTTTTTCGCCGCAGTAGCTTTAATCACAGTTCTTAGCGCTGCAGCAATTCTTCCCTGCTTTCCAATGACCTTCCCAACATCATCCCTTCCAATTCTAACTTCCAGAAGGAAGCCTTTATCGGATTCGGTCTGAGTTACTTGAACCGAGGTTTCGTCATCAACAATATTTCTGACCATTTCGGTCAACAAAGACTTAATCTCTAACATTTCAAAGCTCCTTTATGCTTATAATTCTTGATGCTACTTCTTCTTTCCTAGGAACAGTAAGCTCCAAAAGGCCATCCTTCATTGATGCCGTCGTCTTTTGGACATCAAATGAAGGGTTTATATAAAATCTACTCTTAAAGTTTCTTCTGGCTATGCCGCGAACTATCATGCCCTTTTGAACAATAATATTCGGAGTTTTAGCCGGATACTCTTCGATATCGACACCACTTTCCACCTTTGTCGCCAGAACCTCGATAACAGAAGCAGCATTGCCGAGCTCAGTTCGAATATTTTCTGCCGGCCCAATTGAAGTCAGCTTTGTTCCAGATCCAGTTATACAAATCTCACTGCCCCCGACTTCAAGTGTGACATCTTTTGGAGAATATCCCGCAAGAGCAAACGCCATATGAAAGCCGCTATCATCACACCACTGATCACACCTTGGAAATTTTCCAGAAGAAGAAACTTTCTTATTCGAAGAAACCTCTCTGAAAAACTCATCATCTGTCCATAGCATTTCCAAAATTCTAGCCGGAACAGAAACCCTGCTAATTACATCCTTTACATCTTTCATATCAATTTATTCCTCGTCTTCAATAGGGGTATCAAGATTTGCAGCAATTGAGTTAGCTGCGTCAACAATATTATGAATGGACCAGCTTGTGACGCTTGCAATTGATGCTCCAATGATTGGATTGATATCAAAATACAAGGACAAAAGTGCACCGACCCAAACTCCAGTACACATGGAGCAGTTTATGAGCTTTTCTAGCCATAGACTTTTGGATAAAAGCCTTCTAACTGGAGCCATAAGATCTGATGCAACTATTATTATAGTTATTCCAGCGGAACTTAGACAAAATATTAACAAATCAGTTAAATGCATTCTTCTTCCATTTAGATATAGTTTACTTTATTTATATTTAAATATCAATATTTTTAAGTTAGTCTATGCCGAATTGAGGCGGGGCGCAGGAATCCTGTGAACCTTTTGCCCGAGGAGCGAGCCGCTCGTTTCGCTGCTCGCCTCAATTATATTTTAGGCAGGATATTTGAAGCGGCAAGTCAACCTTTAGATTCGCCCTCATATAAGGCTATTTGTCGATCCAGATACCACTTTGCTTTTCTCAAATCTTCTAATACATTTTCATGCTTCTTCCCGGCCCTAGAGATATACTTAACAGTATTGCCTAGATTAAATCCAAGCTCCCACGCTTCGATAACATTGATTGCCTCATAAGTAGACGAGCCGTCCGACAATCTTTCCCCGCACTGATAGTGGCTCGGATGATCAACTTTGCTCATCTGTCGAAGTCTCCATTGACAGGCCATTCCTCTGTGCAAAACCCAACATCATCCCCATCTGACTCATTCTCATAAATGAATTCTTCTGCAGCTTCCTCCGTAGAAAACACGGCAACAATTCTGTTCTCATTTGCATATGATTCTTCTGTAACTATATAAATTGTCATTTTTCCCCTATAGTGGATCTAAATATGGCTGGGATCTCAGAGTAAAGGCCGGAACATCAGTCTCGGAAATTATCATATCAATCTCTAGGCCGCGAAACTCTTCTTGCTCAAGAAGCATATCCTCTAAGCTTCCCTGCTTAAGCGGATATGCTGCATGAATTTCAATTACACCAATCTTCCCGTCGTTATTAGTATCAGTTGTTACTACATAATAAGTCATATAACTGGTAAACTTTTTCTTTTTTGGCATTTAAATAACCTCCTTGTCTGCGTCTTCGATAATATGTTCACTTGATATATTATTTGTCAACCTAGAAGAACTCTGAACTTTGTCACCACCAATGTTCCACAAAGATACTATGCCATGAACATCGCACAAGGTGACCTCTGGCGTATTATCCTGCTTTCTATCTCCGCCATTAGCGAAGTAGTTTGGATTTATATCTACCAAGGCGGTACACACTGTTCCGTCCGAATCATCAACAGAGCACACAGAATGGACTCTCGCTATAGACTCTAGGATTTCACGTCGTTCCTCATATGGCATAAAGACATAACCCTTCTTTCTCATTAGCCATTCATCGGAGTTTAAGATTACAATTACATTCCCATACTCTGATGCATCCTGTATCATTCTTACATGCCCAACATGAATTGGGTCAAATCCGCCTGATACGCAAACGGTGGTATACGGAGTTGGAACTGGTTTCGGATTATTCATATTATCTTTCTCCTTAATAAGTTTTGATTTATCTATACATCTTTGACAGACAACTACTCCCGCAATTGTTGGCGAGTTTACTACTTCAAAGTTATTTGATTGATTTCCACAGGCATCACAGATTGCAGATTCATCCTCTGGCCCCCATGACTGGTAATCTGCCGCACAACCTACTGAGCAAAAAGCATTATATCCAACATCATATGTTGTATAGGCCTTATTACACTCTCTGCATTTAGAGATTATTTTCGCCATTACTTACCTGCTCAGAATGTGTGTTGAGCTTTCATGCTGCCCTGCGCCGGTCTGCCTGACAAACCTTGCCTTCTCATGTAGCTCACCGATTGTTCTTGCCCCCGAGTATGAAAGCCCACCCCGAATGCCCCTCTCTAAATCACTCAGTATATCCGCTACAGGGCCTTTGTACGGAACAGCTCAGTCAGTTGCATCAGGTTATCCTCTTCCATAATATACTTTATTATGTTTTAATAATCAAGAATATTAAGGTATCTTGTCATAGTTCTCAGAGCGCCTCACGAATTTATGCAAAGCTTTTAATCACGTTGGTCTGAAGCATGGTAAATTCAACTATCTCACAATCCTTAAACATTTTTCTTGTCCCAGAATAAGAATTTGAGTTTAACCAGTTAGTAATTGCCGCTAAAGACCTATAAGCTTTTCCGTTTTTCTTCCAACTTGGATAAGATCCTCCGTCTGAGAATAATCCAGTTAGTTTATTTCTAATCTTATAAATCTTCATACAATCCTCTTAACTATCTAAATGCTTCCTAATCTCTTGAAACAGCCTTCTTAGATTTGGAAATACAACATTATCCTTACCCTTGGCGCTTAGAAAGGCGGCTGTGAATCCATGGTTTCCAAGATACTTTTCAGTGACCCTTGTTCCATTAACCTTGTTTAAATAAATCCAAGGAAGATTAGCTTGGAACTCAACAGAGATTCCGATGCGATCAAGGCGGGCTGTCAGTCTTTGAATCTTAGTCATTATTTAACCTTTCAATAGAAACAGAAGCTTTTCCTTATCTGCATCCGAAGCAGCCTCAAAGACTGCTTCAATATTTCCGAAGCCTTGATCATTCTTGACCTTATAATCAATGATGAAGCTTAGATTCTTATAGAGAATATTGTGGATATACTTGCTGGTAGCAGCAGCATAAACAGCAGCTTCAGCAGCACAAGCCGCAGTAGCAGCTTCAGCGGCAGCATAATAAGCAGCAGCACAAGTAGCAGCTTCAGCGGCAGCATAATAAGCACAAGTAGCAGCTTCAGCAGAATAAGCAGCAGCTTCAGCAGCACAAACAGCAGCATAAGCAGCAGCACAAGTAGCAGCTTCAGCAGAATAAGCAGCAGCATAAGCAGCTTCAGCAGCACAAGCAGCAGCATAAACAGCATCAGCAGCAGCATAAACAGCATCAGCAGCATCAGCATCAGCAGGATTCCTCAGCCATGCTTCAGCAGTTTCGATTGCTTTCAAAGGTCGTTTATCCTTCGGATACACCTTCTCAAAGAGAGGCAGAACTTCTCTTGCAAAGATGCAAGCAACCCAAGCGGACAGAGGCTTGTCGAGTCTTAAGTCTTTAACGGATAAGAGGCTCATTGTCTTCAACTATCAACAGATATCTAAATCTTATTTATAACTTTAAAAGTTC